GGATTGGACTATCCGACATTTTTGAGCACACTAAAGCAAAAGCAAAAGCAACAAAAGAACTAGGCTGGTTCAAGATCTCATCTTAGGAAGAGCCAGCAAGAAACCTAACGGACCAGAGGTCACGAGATCAAACTAGTTCAAAAGAAAGAGAAAAAGAAAAGGACTCAAAGATAGCAGAAAGACCAAACTAGGTGTAACCAGCTTTGAGCAATCTGAACCTGGCAAAGTCAAAATCCTGACCTGGCCTGACCCAGAGTTGCACTGAAGTGGCACTCTTAGTTGGTAAATGGAAATAAATACAACCATTGCAACTATTTAGGTAATCAAACTTCCCACGTATTGTTTGCAAATAGCACGTGGGAATAAGAAAAGGAACTGTAATATCTACAGAGAAGGAATCTCCCATAACAGAAGATATGCCAGTGTCGCCAACTGGCTTGTTATTGAAACCAAAAAGAGATTCATTATTAGTAGTATAAAAAGCCACAAGGTTGCGACAGGCTGCATTCCTATCTTTGTAAGTAACTCGCATTTGATAATGCAAGGTACCACGCCAATAGGCTGTTGTACTAGCCATAAAATGAAGCCAGTTGTGCGTTTTAGACACAAAAGCATCATTAAAGACTAGCGCCTCTCCTTGGAGTGTGTAAGCGGCAAGATTTACAGGGGAAACAGGTACACACCACATGCCTCCCTTATTTAGAGAACTCTCAACGAGAGTTCCACAATGACTATAATTGAGAAGAAAAGAAAAAGGGTCAGAACCCTCGCCTACTAAAGGACCAATTTCCTTGAATAGACGGTGTCCCAAGCCTGAAAAGTTTAAAATTCTATCTAACTGCACAGTAACGTGTATTTTTTCCCCTGAAGGTCCAGATACACCGTTAGGAAAATAAAAGAGAAGCTTAGGAAAGCGAGTGCGAGAATAGGAACCAAACCAATTCACAAAAGGAATATGCACAGTTCCTTTACGCACTAAACTGATTTGTTTAAATTCATATTTACATTGAATCAGTTTCTCCTCAGAAAACTTCTCAAAAGAGTAATTATCGTACACAGGTATTATATACAATCTTGCGTTAGTTAGAGCTGAACAGGTGACGAGCCAATTTACAATTAAATCACCTGAGTAGCCCTCAAGATGAGCACACAAGGACTGAAACCTATTAAACACGGTTCCTAAATCAAAAGGATTAAAAGAGAACCGGGCTATAGAAGGTTTTGGCCCCACATGTAACTGTTGAGTTTTGCCCGTTATATGTACAGGAAAATTGGGTATACTCAAACAAGCACCCTGTCCTATATTATAGAATGTAGTTTTTACATCTACAATAGAGAAATTAAATGTACAAGAAAAACTCTCAGGCATATTCTCTGTCAAATTGGGAGCACTGAGAGCTGCCAGGTGAACTTTCCCCAAAAGCTTGTTGTTATCAAACTTAAGATGAACACCAGGTGAAAACAATTCAAAATCAAAAGAAAACTCTTCTTCTTGTGTGCTAAAAATTGCTCCAGGAAGAACACTGATCTTACCGAAATCAGTGGTGTCAGAATTCAATTGCATGAGTTCATCATACACAAGTTTTAAAGCAAAACTACAAAACTTACTGAGCATAACTTTAGCAGATACTCGAATGGTAGCATGACCACTCATGATCTGCGTCATCAGCATAGCTCCCATTCCCAAGCCTGATAAAACCTCATCAAGCTTAAAGGAAGCAAGGATTTTCCCTTCAACAAGGTCCTCCCTGGTAAATTCTGGAGTAGAAGAAAAGAAAATTTTCCCTTTCAAGAGTTCTCCCCCATAAGATTGGGGAGGGCAAATGGAAACAGTCTCAAAAGTGTCTCCATATAACTCTTGCAAGGTGGTCGTGATTTCACTCTGTGGATTAGAAAAGTTTCGTTCCACGACCGTGGGCCAGATAATCTTTGTGAAATCAGGGCCCTGACCTTCTAGCAGATTTGGGTCAGATCTATGCAAACTAGAAGTATCTTTGGATTGATAGGATAAGGAGTGCCTCGCATTTTCAACTGAATTGCGTCCTGAGTAACGCATGTTCAGTGGCATAGTAAAACGAGTGGAAGCACTTCTTGGAAGAGTGAAGTTTGGCCTCTTGAGGACACCATCAGAAGTTAACAATGAAGTTACCGGTGTACCTGTATGAGGTGGTATGCAAGAAAACTGATGCTCCCCAACATCAGGAATTGCTTCATTCCGATCTTTCTCAATAGCATTAAGAAGATTCTGACCAGATTGAACTCTAGTGTATTCACTTTCGTTGTTTCTGGCCAATATATCTTCCCAGGATTGTTTGACTCTAGATCGGATGCAACGTGGAGTCTCCTTATGCTGATCAAAGCCCACTGCAGAATAACTACAGAGAGCTTTGTTGTTTTGAAATCCTCGCACATTGTGAAACATTGTGCAAAGATACAAACCTCGCATATAATCATCAAAATCCTCTTTATTCAAAGGAAAATTGATTAGCGGTAAGGAGATGAGATCACATTTATCTCGCCCAAGATCAAAATAGCCTGCAACTTGCAAGGCTTCATTGGGGTCATCGGTGCGAGAGTCCATGATACCACACATAGCAAGTAATGGGGTACCTTGTCCAACATGGCTTTGAACAGACATGTCAAGGGCTACATTTGAAGAATTGGAAAAGCCCTTTTCCATGAGTTTCCGAGCTTGCTCCTCGGTGATATGGGGGAGTGGGGTGTACACAGCCACGAAAGGATCATGGTCTGTACGAGGCCGCTGGTAGCGCACCACTTGATCCTTGACGGACAAGGGGTGGGTTACCACCACAGATTCTTCAGCAGAAGGCCTGCTGAAGAGGCGCTTAAGTGCGCCCACTCCTGGACCAAAGACATCATCCTTGGCCAAGTAGGTGAGCTCAGAGCCCACCATCAAGTCATCGCTGTAAGGCATTTTTGCCTTAGCAGCAGCAGCCCTCTTAACGGCTGCTTCAGCACGGAGACGCGCCAGCATAGCCGCGGGCGTCTCCACCCGGAAAGAGTCCGGGACTTCCTCGGGAGCTAATTGCTCCCTAATTGGCTCAAAAGCCATTTGAGAAGAAGGGGAGGAAAGAGGGAAAACAGAAATTGCCAAGATTGGCAATGGAGGAGGAAGAGGGATGGCTTGGTAACGATCCAAGCGATCAAAGATGGCCTTCTTGCGAAGGTCAAAGAGGATACCCGAGAGATGAGTATCAAGATAAGAAAATATAAAAAATAAGAAAACAATACAAAGATTGTTTAAAGAAGAAAGGATTGGGTGTTTATCGGTAGAGGATATGAGAAAAGGTGAGATGATGGCAAGAAACAGAACAAAAGGAACTTGAAACAAACAACGCACAGTTCTCATAAACTCTAAAACGA